TTTCCAAGACAAAAGCCTTCTCCATATCCTGAATCAATTATCATATCAGTTGCTTGGTACTTACCATTAGCATAGTGTTGGTCGTACGTATTACCTACATAAGCCTTTAGTTCATTTAATATTTTATCTTCGTTGAATTTATAATTCACTACTTCTCCACTCCTTTGGTAAACTTTCTTCGTTATACCATGTAAAATTATTTGTCTCTGCCCATTCAGCATGAGTTCTTTTTGTTCCGTCTTTTCTTTTTTTAGCTTGAGGCATAGGTGCAAAAGGTTTTTGAAATAAGAATACTAATTCATAATCTTCAGGCAAAGCTTCCCTTATATGTATGTACTTACTAAACTCTGCGTAATCCCAAAACCTACCTTTAGCTTCAATTAAAATAGTTTTGTTATCTATTATCTTAACAAAGTCAGGCTCATACTTATGCTTAACAATATAGTCTATGTTATCCCAATGATGTTTCCAATCTTTAAGAAGAGTCTGATGTATTTCATATTCCCAAATACTATCATATCCTTTAGGTACTCCAGTCTTTTTAGGTCTAGGTTTTCTTGGTACTCTTCTAGGCATTATCAATAGAAGAGTCGTAGTTTTTAACTAGCTTCCAATATGTTAAGATACTATTAAACATAGCTAAATGTTTTTCATGAGATTCATCATCCCATATATGACATGATATTAAACCTGTATCTTTTCTATCAACAAAGATAGAAACTCTTTGTGGATTATCAAAGCCACAACCCTGTGCATAAGCAGACAACTGCATACCATGTTCATCATACACTAAATTAGATGGGTCTTTGCCTTCTAAGTTATCCTTAGTTTTAAAGTCTACAAAGATACCAGACTTAGAATATAAATCTATCTTACCACCATATCCTGAATCAGCACAGAAAGAATCTTCTGCAATCCATTCTTCATCAGGAAAGTTTTTATCTAACCAAGCTTTGATTTTCTTGTAAGGTTTTGTTTGACCTAAACCTAAGAAACCTTTCTCAATTTGATAGTGTATTTTAGTACCTTGTTTGGCAGCTTCCATACCTATCTTTTTAGAATCATGTTTACATCTATAAGAAAAAGAGTCAAGAGATTCTCCCTCGTATCTCTCTAAAGTAAGAGCCGAGTTGAGTGCTTGATTTATTTTCCAATTTTCTAATGAAGGTTTAGCTATCATACCTAGTATGGTAGTGACAGAAGGAACTAAGTTTTCTTTCTTAGCATCTCTAAGAGTTGTGTTCCTTTCTTTACCATTAGCACCGATGATAGTATACATTGGTTCACCCTCTTGAGTATACCAATGTCCTGACTCAGACGTAAATTTATTATAGCTATCTAATTCAGTTTTGTCAATCTCTTTTTTATTTTCCACGATGATTTACCCACCTTAATTTTCTTGTCTCAGGAATGAATAGTAAAAACCTTACACCTGCTTCTACTTGTTCCGGAGTTCTTGTTGATTTTGATTGCCAAATAGCACGTTTATTTTTTCTTCTTTTTATACCTGCTGTTTTAACATCGACTAATTGTACCATACCTTTAGGGTCTCTGACTACTAAGTCAATGAACCCATCACATCCACAGTTTCTAAAGACTTCGTATCCGTTATCCCATAACCAAGTCACAGCATAATATTCTGCTAAGTCTCCTTTTCTACTAGATGATTTTTCTTTAATGTGTTTCATACCAATTGTCTCCTATTTTATATTCTCCTGTCAAGGGGCATCTCATATTAAAATGTTCACTTGCTTTTTCAATAGACTCAACCCCTAGTTGTCCTACAAATTCAGCTTGAGATTCTTTTACTTGTATCTGCCATTCGTCATGAATGTTAGCTACAAACTTAGCATCAATAGCATTTAAGTTTATTAAATCTTGTAAGATACACATGGCTTTCTTCATAACAATAGCACCTCCTCCTTGTAATAAGGTATTAAGTGCAGCATGTTGACTACGTACATATATCTTACGACCATCTAATCCTTTTAGAAAACCTCGTTCAGAAGCTTTCTGTACTTTATCTTTTAGAGTTTTTAGTGAGGGTAAGTTTTTAAAGAAAGTTTGTTTTAATTCTTTACCTTTCTTTAACCCACCACCTGCAACACTACCTATCTTAGCATCACCTGCACCATATACTAAAGCATATATAAATGTCTTAGCTTGGTCTCTAGTCTTTAGACCTGCAAGATTTTGATTAGTAGTATGAATATCTCCGTTGATAATTTCTTCAATATAATCAGGGTCATCCATATAGTGTGCTAACATTCTAAGTTCTAATCCACTAGCATCTATACCTACAAGTTTATATCCATCAGGTATAGTCCAACATGAACGACACTCTTTACCATATGGACTACCTGCATTAGGTACTTGTGCCATGTTAGGATTTCTGTGTGTCATTCTACCTGTGATAGTTCCGTTGGGTATTACACTACCATGAACTCTATCATCTTTAAGTTCATCTATCCAAGATGTGACCTGTGCTATACGCTTCTGATATAGTAAGAAGTCTGCAATCAACTTAGCTTCTCTGATGTGTTCAATCTTTTTTAGAGTACCTTCATCTACAATAGGCTGTCCTGTTGGTGTAAACTTTTTAGGAACCCAACCAAAATCAATTAAGTATTCTCCAATTTGTTTACGACTACCAAGATTAAAGTCAACTAACTTCAGTCTCATAAAAGGTTCAACGTTTTGAGTTTTAATACAGTTACGATATTCTTCATCAGTCAATCCACGTTTAGATAACTCACCATCTTTTCTTACATAAGGTGTAACTAATTTATCATCAACTAACTTAGGCTTAAAAGTATTGTGTACTTCATCTTCAACAGCAAGTTGCTTTGCTTTAAGTTCAGCAAGAAGTTCCATAGCTTGTTGAGTATTAAAAAAGAAACCAGTCTTTTCCTGCTCTTTCATTATCTTAGCTACACGGTGTTCTAAATCTATACATTCTTTGCTGAATATTTTACCTTCTTTAATAAGATAATTATATACAGCCTCATTTAGTTTAACATCTTGAATACAATACTCTAACATTTCAGGAGTATAGGAATCAAAGTCTTCAGGTTGTTCTTGTTTTAAACAACCAACACGCCAACCCCAAGCTTTCAAACTATGTCCGTTCTCACGAACAGGATTGAATAGTCTTGACATAACAAGTGTATCTTCTATCTTACAATTAAACTTAGCACCATAAAGTTTTTCTAGTACAGGTATATCATAGCCTATAATGTTATGACCTATAAGTGTGTCAGCTTCTTGTAAGAATTTAATTCCTTCTTCTATTTGTGTGTTATCAAATGTATGTATCTTACCATCTAGTTCTTTAGCTACAATACACCAAACATTATTAGGGTTAAGTCCATCAGCTTCTATGTCAAATATTATTTTAGAATTGTTCATTGTCAAATGTTTCCTCCTCTGATACTTCAAACAATCTACCTGTATCAGAATTATATCGGAGACCACAAGCTAATCCTGTGTCCCCTGTATATCTAGACTTTAGTACCCTTACTTTTGTGGTATTAGCTTCTTCCGGATTAGTTGCCTGTTGATTTCTTTCCAGTGCAATTACACAATCCGATAGCTGTGCTATACCTTGTGAGCCTTTAAGGTGAGACAACGATACTTCAATACCTTGCTCGTGTCCTTTATCACCTGCTGCTCTACGTAAGTGAGATACTAATATCATACCAACGCCTGTCTCTTCAACAAGACTACGTAATTTATTCATTAGCATATCGATACCACGTCTTTCATCACCTTCATGGAGAACATTAACAAGCATATGTAAGTGGTCAACTACCACCCATTTACATTCACATCCTACAATAATGTATCTAAGCTTGGCAAAGATATCATCAATATCAGTAGCACCTAAATGAGCATGGATGTAAACCCTACCTTCAGGTATTGCCTTGTCAAACAAAGCAAGTAAATCTTCTTCAGTATAGTTCTTTCTCTTTTCAGATAAATAAATTCTATCGTTAGCTTCAATAGATAAAATACCATCAGCAGTTCTTAACCAATTTTCTTCAAGAGCTACGATACCTACGTTATCATTTGTATTTTTAATAAGCCAATGTTCTAGCTCTCTAGTCACACTAGACTTACCGAGTCCTGTGCCACCTGTAAGTGTGACAAGTTCTCCTTTACGCATACCATATAGTTTTTTGTTTAGACCTTCCCAAGGATATGCAATACTTTCTTTTTCTTCTCTATGTAACCAATCATTTTTCTGTGATGATAGTTCCATGATTCCAGAAGGTGTATATGTTTTAGCATTCCACCATGCTTGAGTAAACTCTTGGAACTTCTTTTGCTTAAGCATTTCGTTTGCATCTTTGAATCCATTTGGGAATGACATGATTCTAGTTTTGTTAGGCTTAAGTATTTTAGCTACAGCTTTAGCTGCTTCTTTACCTGCCTTGTCATTATCAAAACATAGAACTACATTCTCAAATGATTCTACAAATTCAATGCTCTCTCGTATATCTTTAACAGCAGCCGAAGCTCCACGCTTTAAAGATACTACCGACCACTTACCTTGGAAGAGTTCATGTACTGCCATAGCATCACACTCACCCTCAGTAATAGTCAGATACTTACCACCTGTATTTCCATATAGTTGCTCTCCGAATAAACCAGTATTCTCAAAGGTACCATTAGTAGTAAAGCCTTTATTAGCTACAAACCTAGTTTTAGTACCAACAATTTCATTACCATTAAAGTATGGATAGATATGTTGGGTGACATTATTATTTCTATCCTTTACTATCTTAACACCAAACTTAGTTGCTGTGTTTTCAGAGATATCTCTATCTGTTAAAGCACCATAAGCACCTGTGTAAGATGTAAGGAATGTGTTATCAGGTTTTGGTTTACTCGTCATTTCAATTACCTTTCCTGTTGATTCATTCTCATAGTCTGTAAAGAATGTATTACAA